CTGCGAACAGCCGCAACAGCGCGACAATCACGCGGCAAAGCAACGGCGTCCATCCGGCCGACACCGGCTACAGGCAAGTCGCTGACGTGCTGTGGGCGTGGCTCAAGTACGTCGGCTAGATCTAACCCCCGTTGCGCGGGGATCACCTCCTCGCCACCGGCGCCGCAGCGGCTTCTGCGGTACTACTCAGTCTTGTGGGTGCGTGCGTAATATCGCGCCCAATCTCGCGCCTCTTCTAATGCGACTTCTTGTGATGGTGCAGTTTCATCGAAATTTGGATGGCGCACTCCGTCTGGAGTCTGCACCGCCCAGTCGTATTTGTTTCCGACGGTGGTGGTGTCGATCTTGAAGAGCATGCCGCCATACTGGAATTCTTCGGTCACTGTAGTCCCTGTTGCGTCTTGTTTGAGACGATAAAAAGCGGCCAGAAGGCCGCTTGTTGGTTATAGATGGATCGCTAGGTCAGAGGAAGAGCGAGAGCTGACCAGGATGCGACCGCCAGTGCTGGCAGACGTGCTCCACCCGGCCGAAACGACGGCGGGTATAGGCGCGTACATGCACAGTCTTGACAGGTCGAAAGCGCATGATGGCTTCCTTTCCGTGAACAAGATTGTGCGGCTATGCCTTGCTCTACAAGGCACCACTCCCATACACTGTTGCCGTCTCTCGCAAAGACAGGTTGTGTATGAGCGGTCAAACGGCCGCTTATGCGTTCAACCAAGGGCTGGGCTGTGCTGGCGCACTCCCAGCCCTTTTTCGTGTATGGCTACAGGTATATCTGGCCGTGGATTTCGTTTCTCCTAGATGGATCGCGTTTCAACAACAGGAGAGAGGTTAATACGGTTGGCAGAATTGAGCAAAAAAAATTGCTCATTGAAAACATACACTTAGAAAAAGCAATAGTGCATCAAAAAACTTTTTTCCTCTTTTGCACTAGCTAGCAAGGCTTAGCACGTCAATTTGTCACGCTAAGCTTCCGCATAGCCCAGCTTGGGCGAGCTCAATATAGCAAGTTGCTAGATGCTCTCATTTCTTCACGTCACACCTTCACCGAGATAACGAGCAGCGTCAGGCAGATCGTCAGGAATATCAGGGTTTTCATGGTCTTGGTTTCCTCTTGATTGAATGCCGGATCGGCCCCGCTTTCTAACCTGGGACGAAACTCGACGACAAGTTGGAACCTGCCGAGAGTCAACACCTGCTCGTCAGGTTCCAACTTGACAGAGATGTAGTTCTCGGCATTACCGGCAACTGTTCCGGGATACCCGATCTCCGCGCGCGCGCGAAGATCGGGCCATGCCCTACGCAACCCAATCCGACATGACCACGCTCTTCGGCGAGCGGGAGGTGATCCAGATCACCGACCGGGCGCTGCTGGGTGTGATCGACACCGCCGTGCTGGCCGACGCGCTTGAGCTGGCGTCGGACGAGATCGACGGCTACATCGGTGGCCGGTATGCGCTCCCCCTTTCCAGCTCGCCGCGCCTGCTCTCGCGGGTGTGCTGCGACATTGCCCGTTACCGCCTGCTGGGCGCCGATGCCCAGGAAACCGAGCCCGCCCGCAACCGTTACCGCGACGCCATCCGCCTGCTGGAGCAGGTGCGCGACGGCAAGATGACGCTGGGGCTCGACCCGGCGCAGCAGCCGGTGGGCACCGGCCCGACCATCAAAATCAACAACGGCCGGCGCATGTTCGGGCCTGGCAGCCTGGACGACTACTGATGATCGTCGAGGTGGAAAACGCGATCCTCGCCCGGCTCACCGAGGCCAACGACGGCCGGCTGGGCTACAAGCTCGCCAGCATCGACAGCTACGGCGGCGAGTTTGACGAAGAGATCGATCAGGTGATCCGCCGCCTGCCTGCCGCCTGGGTGGTGTTTGGCGGTGCCGGCAAGCCTGCCCCGTGGGGCGTGGCCAAGCGCGCCTGGCGCGTGCCGGCAACCTTCGTCGTGATGGTGGGCGCCCGAAGCGTGCGGGCCGAGCCCTTTACCCGCCGTGGCCTGGAGCGTGACGGCCAGGTGCTGGAGGTGGGCGCCTACCGGATGCTGGAGGATGTGCGCCGCCTGATGCTGGGGCAGGACTTCGGCCTGCCCATCCGCCGCCTGGAGCCGGGCGCCGTGCGCACGCTCTACAACACCCGCCTGAATGGCCTGTCCCTGTCGGTGTTTGCCCAGGAGTGGCACACCCAATGGACGCTGGCCACCGCCGCCGACGGCACCGACCCCGCCGCCGCTGATCTCCTTCGCATCGGGCTGGATTACGACCTGGTGCCCCTTGACGGCACGCCCGACGCGGGCGACCTCATTTCCCTGAACCCCTGACCGGAGCCTGCCCATGCTTGTGCTTGCTGCCCCCGGTGTGCTCGTGCCCAAGGAGGGCAACCCGCGCACCTACATCACCGACACCCCGCCGGATGGCGAGGCCGGTTACTACGTCGAAGAGTCGGCCTACACCTTGCGCCGGATTGCCGATGGCGATCTGGTGGAGGTTGCGGCTCCGGTTTCTGCCCCCAAGAAGAAAGGCGGTGAATGATGTCGTCGAAGAACATCAACTTTTCGACCATCCCCAGCAGCATCCGCAAGCCGGGCCGTTACGCCGAGTTCAACACCGCTCTGGCGGTGCGCACCCTGCCGGGCAACGCCCAGCGCACCCTGATCGTCGGCCAGCGCACCAGCGTCGGCAGCGCCGCGGCCCTGGCAGTGATGGACGTGTTCTCCGACCAGGAGGCGGCCACCTACTTCGGCCGGGGTTCCATCGCCCACCTGATGGTGCGGGCCGCCCTGGTGGCCAACCCTTACCTGAGCCTGCAGGTGATTGCCCTGGACGACGCCGGCGCCAGCGTGGCGGCTTCCAACACCGTGACGCTGACCGGCACGGCCACCGCGGCCGGTGTGCTGACGGTGACGGTGGGTGACGTGCTGGTGCAGGTGGCCGTGGCTGCGGCCGACACCGCGAGCATCGCGGCTGCCGCGCTCAAGGCGCAGTTTGACGCCCAGCCGGATCTGCCCGTTACTGCGGGCGTGGCGGCGGGCGTGGTAACGCTCACCGCCAAGAACAAGGGTACGCTGGGCAACGGCCTCAAGGTGTCGAGCAGCTGCACCGCGGCGGGCCTCTCGGTCGCCAACACCGCGCCGAGCGGCGGCGCCACGGACCCGACCCTGACCACGGCGCTGGCGGCGGTGTTTGCCACCGGCCACAACATCATCGTCAGCCCCTACAACGACACCACCAGCCTGACCGCCCTGCGCACCCACCTGGATGCCGTCTCCGGCGCCCTGGAGAAGCGCGGCGCGATCGGTGTGTATGCCCACGTGGGCACGCTGGCCAACGCCACCACGCTGGCGCCGACGATCAACGGCGGGCGGATCACCGGCCTGCTGGTGCCCGCGGCGCTGGAGAACGTCTATGAGGTGGCGGCGGCCTACGCGGCGGTGATCGCCAGCGAAGAAGACCCGGCCATGCCGCTCAACACCCTGGGCCTCACGGGTATTGGTGCGCCGCCGCTGGCCAACCGGCTCGCCCGCAGCGAGCAGGAGGCGGCGCTGGCCAACGGCGTGACGCCCAGCGAGGTGGGCCCCGGCGAGGTGGTGCAGATCGTGCGCGCCATCACCACCTACACCAAGGACGCCAGCGGCACGCCGGACATCAGCTTGCTGGATCTCACCACCATCCGCAGCCTGGACTACGGCCGCAAGGCGCTGGTGGATCGCCTCTCCAGCCGGTTCAGCCGGGGCAAGAACACCGCCCGCAACCGCGCCCGCATCCGCGAGGAGGTGCTGGATGTGATGTACCGCCTCGAGGAGCTGGAGATCTGGGAGAACGTGAAGGCCAACGAGGACGGCGTGATCGTTGAGACCGACTCGCAAGACCCGAACCGCGTGAACGTGCGCATCCCCGCCGATGTGGTCAATGGCCTTCACGTGCTGGCCATGCGCATCGACCTGATCCTGTAAGGAGGCCGCAGTGGCAGAAGAATACGTTGGCGCCGTGATCCTGGAATGGGACGGCAAGGAGATCGAATGCGCGTCGGTGAGCACCGACATCAGCACCGGCAAGCGCATCGTAAAGACCATGAACCGGGCCGGCCGGGCCAAGGGCCACGCGGCGGGCATCGCCGACTTCCGCCTGAGTGTGGAAGTGCCCATCCCCACCGACGGCACCGAGCCGGACTGGATGAAGATCACCGGCGCCAAGCTCACCGTGGCGCCCATCAACGACAACGGCCTGCGCGAGATCTTCACCGGCTGCGAGGTGGAGAGCATCAGCAGCCGTTACCAGGTTGAAGGTGCGGCCATGCGCACGCTCACGGTAACGGCCCTTGATCGGCGGGTGCAGTGATGGGGGCGATCCGTGAAGTGGTCGCCCTCGACGCCGGCATCGTGGTGGGCGATCGCACTTACTTCGACGTGGTGCTGCGCCCGGCCCTGCTGACCGACACCTACCGGGCCACCGAGACGGTGCCGGTGCCCGACGACCTGGACAACCCCCGCGCGCGGGTGGCCTACCAGATGCGCGTCGACGACGCGGTGGTGCTGTGCCAGATCGAGGCCCTGGGCGAGCTGGAGGGCGACGAGGTGCCCGGCCCGGACGAGCTTGCCGCGCAGCTGGAGCCGGACGACATGGCGCTGCTGCGGGGCGCGGCGGCCCGCGTTAAAAAAAAGCTGCAGCAGTCGAGGAACGGCTCGCTGATTTCCGACGGGCCGAGTGCGTCCTCGTCCGAAGCGGATTCAGCCTGAGCGACATCCGGGCGTCGCCCGTCGCCCAGGTGGAAAGCTGGCTGCGCATCATCCGTGACGCCGTGCCCGCACAGCCCGCCCCGCCCGGCGCCAAGCCGGCGCCGGTCAAGCGGGTGAACAAGAAACTCATGGACAAGATCAAGGGCCGGCAATGAACGCCTCCGACCTCGCGGTATCCCTCACCCTCAAGCTCAACGACCAGGGCAGCGGCGCGGCCCAGCGGGCGCTCAAGATCATTGAGCGCAGCCTGAAGGAAGTCGAGACCGCCGCCAAGTCGAGCAGCGGCGCGGCGATCAGCGCCTTCAAGAAGCTGGCCGACAGCCGCGAGGTGCTGGGTATCCGGTCCGAGAAGGCGATCCAGAACGAGATCCGCCAGACCGAGGCGGCCTACAAGCGCCTGGTGTCGTCCGGCCAGGCCGGCGCCCGCGAGCTCGCCCGCGCCCAGGACGCCATGCGCAGCAAGGTGCAGGCGCTGCGCCAGGAAATGGAAGGCGCCAGCCGCGCCGGCCTGAGCCTGGGCGGCGCCATGCGCGGCGCCGGCGGGCTGATC